GTCGAGCTAGCTAATCGCAGGCAGTGCCTGGATACGGACGCGAAGGGTGTTGCGGTCAAAGACGACAAGACCGGGCAGGTAGTAGACTACCAGGACGTTACCTTTGCAGGTTACGCTAGCACCTGGGCGCACATCACACCGTCTGACCGCCAGGGTGACAACGTCCAAGTCGGTGCGTTCCGCTCTACTATCCGTGATTTTATGGCCAACCCGGTGATGCTCATCGACCACCGGATGTCGGTGGAGAACATCGCCGGACACTACACGATTGTCAGGGAAGATGATCGCGGCTTGTTTGTGCAAGGCCAGGTTTCTAACTCGCCGCACATGAAGCATGCCAGGTTCGCTCTCATGGAGAAGTCTCTGCGGACGCTATCTATCGGCGGAATCTGGGTCTACGAGCCTGACGGTCGAACGATCAGCAAAGCCTATCTCTTTGAGATCAGTCTGGTAGCAGTGCCTGCCAACCCTGACGCTATCATCCAGGCACGCAGCCTCGACCTTGCAGCCCTAACACGCATTTCTCAATGAATCTACAGCCGTTTTTCCGCATTGCCGCAGGTGTTACCGTAGCGCCCGCAATTCCTAGCGCCGCAGGCACCTACACTATTTCGACGGAGCCGGGAGGCAAGCAGCCTTCTAACTTTCCAGGAACAGTCAGGGTAGCTAGCGGCAAATTCTGGCCGCTCAACTGCCAGGCAGGTGCCTTGGATACGTCGAGAAACATGCTGACGATTTCTCTAAACCCGCTCACTACTAGCGCAACAAATCCTCACAGGTACTGGGTGTGCTACGGCGGCTGGAACCTATCCGGGCTAGACCCTGATGGCGAAACGATTGTAGGCGCGGCACGCCCGCCTGTGATGCTGGCGATGTACAATCGAACGCCGTATGTGCTGGCGTGGCAGATCACTAGCGGCGCTCTAACAGAGCCTCTGAATTTGAATACCGCTTTGCGCCTGCTGCCGGGGGCGTGCGTAGGCTTGGAGGGTGCGCCGCAACCCGCCTACTACAATAGGCTAGGTACTTGGTGCTATGATACTGTCCAGGGTGTGTCAGGCCCAGGGTCGTTCCTGCATGTAAAGGCGATGGATGACGGTCCTGTGTACGACCGCACAACCGCTGCCCCGGTCAACGGTTATCTCGAAATTGTTATCGCCCAGGCAGCAACGTCGTACTGGCTGCCATGAAGCTGAAGGCTTTCTGTATCAGCCTCCCTAACCGTGCTGATCGACGCAAGGCCCTTGACGAAGCCTGGGATGCTAGCGGTCTAGCTGCAATCTTCGACTTGGAGTTCATCCCTGGAGTACAGATCAGCCCTAACATTCAAGGACCGCAGAGGGTGGCGCTCTGCGACCTAGCATGCGCGGCATCGCACCGAAGGGCTATCGCTATGGCCGCGGCAGAGGATGCGGAAGGTGTGCTAGTGCTGGAAGACGATGCGGTGCCCGTCAACTCCCGCCAGCTTCACGACTTCCTCTTCAAGACACTAGCTAAGGCACCGCACTGGAACACGGTAAACCTTGGAGGTTGTCGCGCTAACTGGCGTCCGGCAACTCCCGCCCTCCGGGTTTTTCCGCACGACTGCGGCGAGCTTTTTACGGTTAAGGGAATGGTCACCACGCACGCTATCCTTTACCACCGCAACGTCTTCGACGATGTGTTAGTGTCAGTGCCCTGCGAAACCGAAATCGCTTCCGGTATCGTGCCGCAGACCTTTAGACCGTATGACCAGTGGCTAGCGTCTCACGGTACAATGCTGACAGGGTGCCGTCCGTACTTCGTTCAGTCGGGAAGTTCTAGCGACATCCTAGGCATGCCGCACGGTCAGGACATCGCCGCTCTAATCCAAGACACCTATGCACGCATACGCTCTTCCTGCCAAGTCGCACCTATGGCGTGAAACTACCGCCGCAATCTCGGGACGCGGATGCGCCCTAGCGCCTTTCCATGTGGATGGCGGTAAAGCATGGTGCGTCCGCACCTACTCCAGCCCGGATACGAACGGTTATGCTAGGAAGCTAGCGGGCCTGCGTAACGTGCTGGGGCGCTCCTTCTCTGAGACGCAGACACCTCCCACTCCCATCGAAAATTTGCAAGGCGTGCAACTGTTCGCGCTAGTAGAAGACCCGCTAGTGCGGCTGCGGAAAGTCTGGTTCTATCGAACCTCCTCCCCGGCATTCACGGCTCGCTGCCCACTGCGCTTCCGCGACGTGTCAGGCAAGTCATTCGGAGATTTCGTGCGGTGGGGGCTAGCTCAAGATCCGCTCTCCTGTGACGAGCTAATCAGACCGCAATGGGCTATGCTGCCGGAAGGCTGCAAGCTGTACAAGGTGCAGTGCGATAACGACATCGAAGAGCCGTCCGCGCTAACACGGGACATCGTGCGGGCGCTGTACGCGGATGACCTGCCTTTGTGGGAGGAAGCGGCTGCGATGCCTTGACTTAGCCTGCGGCGGGAGTATCAGTCAGGCAAATGGAACCGCAGACCGTCAACCTAGCCCTTTCAACCTCCGGCGTAGTCCCGGTCTCGGTCGTAGCGTACAACGCTAACACACTCATCCTGTCTTGCGAAGGAGACCTCTCTAACGGCACTTTCGAGGAACTGGTTGCGGAGATTTACCAGAACGCGAATTTAGGAGAAGACCCGCTAGCTACCGTTACCTACGTCGGGACGCTAGGCTCCGGCCCGCACCTGCTATCCTTTACGCCGGAGCAGACTAACCTGCTGCCGTCCGCGCCTTCGATCCTGTCGCGCACGTTCTACCTCGTAGTTCGCGGGACTGGCACTGGCGGGATCAAGACGGTTTTTGTGCTAGGGCGTCTGACCTTGCAGGCTAATCCGGCAAGCGACATCGGCGCTCCGCCTCCAGCGCCATCGCTCTATGCGTCGAACGTCTTCCGGTATGTTGCGGCGGCAGGCAGCACTAGCATCACAGCCTCTGGTCGTGACGATACTCTAACATTTTCGGTGCTGGGCGCTGGAACGGTATCGCTTAACCCTACGACCAAGACAGTGTCTGTTAGGGTCTACGGCGGTGCGGCTTGGCAGTCCGGCGTAGCGTATGCCCTCGACACGGTCGTAGGCAACGACGGGAACGCCTACCTTTGTACGGCAGCACACACCTCTGCGCTAGCTACAGAGCCGGGGACAGGCGCTTCGTGGGAAACCGTCTGGAAGCTGTCAAGCGCCGCAGCATCTGGCGACGTGACCGGACCTGCTAGTTCTACCGATAACGCTATCGTCCGATTCGACGGAACGACGGGCAAAGTTATTCAGAACAGCGGAGCTAGCGTAAGCGACGCAGGCGCAGTCTCTACGGATGCGCTAGTGCTTGCGCAGACTCCGACCACCGCCCTGTCCGCTGGCGTTATGCGCTACGACTCAGGTGAAAAGGTGCCGGAAGTCGGGATTGAGACCGTTACCTTGAAGCTAGGGGTGCAGCAGTACGTTAGGGTGTATAACGACACTGCCCTGACAATGACGCGAGGTCAGGTTGTCTACATTAGCGGAGCGCAAGGCAACCGGGTCGCAGTCCGTCTGGCTAGCGCTGCATCGGAATCTACTAGCGCAGGCACGCTAGGTCTGGTGTCGCAGACGATTGCGGCTGGCGCGGAAGGATTTGTCCAAGTGCAGGGTCCGATGTACAATCTCGACACCTCGCTGCTGACGGCTGGCGCTCTCATGTTCCTATCCTCTACGGCAGGGACACTAACAGCTACCGAGCCTCCTGCTCCACAGCACGGCGTCCGCGTAGCATATGTCGAGCGCGTCCACGCTACGGTCGGCAGTCTCTTCATTAAGGTAGACAACGGGTATGAGCTAGGCGAACTGCATAACGTAACTGACAGCCTGTCCGGTCAGGTTGCGGTGCTTGTGAAAAACGCAAGCACTAACGTGTGGGAGTCGAAGACGGCGGCGCAGACGCTTACGCTTATTGGCGCTTACCCAAGCAGCAACCCTAGCAATTTCAGCGCTAACTCTACGGACGCCTACCTGTTAAGCCGCACTAACCATACAGGTACACAGGCTACTAGTACGATTACGGGTCTAGACACGGCGCTGTCTGCTAAAGCGGATCTGGTAGGCGGGAAGCTGGATACTGCGCAACTTCCTGACCTAGCCATCAGTCAGTATCTCGGCACCGTAGCTAACCAAGCAGCGATGCTAGCATTAGTAGGCCAGCGCGGAGACTGGGCTATCAGGAGCGACGATGGTAAGGTCTACATCGTTACCGCCGAGCCTAGCAGCTCTATCGGCAACTGGACTTCACTGTCCTATCCTACTGCTCCCGTGCTTTCTGTTGCAGGCAAGACCGGAACTGTAACGCTAGTGGCGGCTGACATCTCTAACAGCACAGCTACCGGGCAGAGCTTAATGACAGCAGCAAATAGTGCTGCCGCAACCGCCGTCCTAGACACGTTTACTACCTCGGTCAAAGGGCTAGCGCCTGCGTCCGGTGGAGGCACTACGAATTTTCTACGAGCCGATGGGACGTGGGCAGCGCCTGCTGGCGGAAGCGGAGGAACACCTGGCGGAGCCACCGGAGAGCTTCAGTACAACAACGCGGGCGCGTTTGAGTCTGTTACCAACTCTTCTGTTTCCGGCAGCACGATCACGCTAGGTAACGCAGAAGCGATAGGGGCTGGCATTACTCCGTACCTGACGCTGCGAAACACTACTGCATCTACTGCTGTCCTTAATCAGAACAGCCCTGCTATAGCGTGGCTCGGGGCTGGGTGGGCGTCAACTCCAGCGGAGTCTCGAGTTACGGAGTGGAGGTCATACAGCCTAAACGCAAGCGGTGCTGCTGATCCAACATCTCAGTTAGCGTTTCAAGGACGAGTTTCTGGAGGTGCATGGCAGACCATACTACGTCTTCAGGTAGGTGCTAATGGTAACTATATTTCGGGGTCTGGGGTAGCAGCAGAGTTTGGCGCGACATCAATTACGGCGTGCAACGTCCTATCCGTGGCGCAGCTTAACTCTTCAGTAACAGGACTCAGGCTCAGGAGCGACTATAACGTATCTTGGTCTAACTCTACTACTGTACCTGGCTCGCCAGACCTGTATATCCGAAGGCGAGCCGCAAATAATCTGCAACTCGGCGTCTCTGACACTTCGGTTATTTCAGCACAGACTATATCAATTAACTCTGGAACAGTCGCAGATTCCTCACTGGCGTCGGTATCTTTTACTCTGGATTCGTCTCGAGGGTGCGGTAGCGGGGTAGGTGGAGAGCTTATAGCGCGTACAGCGCCAGCCTCTGCTGGCGGAAGCAGTACTCAAAACCAGTTAGTCGAAACGCTGCGTATTCGACCTGGGCAAGGTATCGCTGTGGCCAATAGCGGTCTTATCTCGGCAACGTCACGCGATAGCCTGTCGCGAACAACTGTACTTCATGCAGTCAGTGTGGGGTCCGCCGCATCCGTCCCTCTTTCCGAATCCTGGGGCGTGAAGTGGACGACAGGCACGTTCTACGGTACTGGAGTGCGGGTTTACAACAAGCAGGGGAGTTATGTAAGCCAACCGCACACTAGCGGAGCTACGACAGAGCCTGGCGTAGGGCCTAACTGGACATCTGTATGGACTCTAGTAACTCGGCCAGGGATGTCCATCCCTACGGATACAGTAGGACAGGCTCTGATACTGATTACTGGAACCAGCACTGCGGGAGACGTGGCGCGGTATATGCGTCAGGTTTCGTACAAGAACGTGGCGGGAACATCCAGCCTAGTCGGAGCCGTAACTACAGTAGGAGCAGACGTCACAGCGACAACATCTATCTCCGTTACAGTCTCGGACGGTACCGACTCCCTTGAGGTCAACTGCACCGGGGTATCTGGTCAGACTTGGCGATGGCAGGCTGTAATTTTTGCTCAAGAACTGGCAATCGGCTCCTAACATGCTTATGAAGACCTTTGGAATTTCCAGCACACTCCAGCTCGTCGATCTTCCGGCGACACCTTGCGGCGAGCCTGACTGGCTAGCGGCTACGCCGCCGGGTATGTTTACCGCACAAGATCCTCGGGCACCATGGAATCAAGATCCTCGGGCACCATGGAATGCTCCTGACCCTGTGCTGTCGGAGGACGCGGCTCCAGATACGCCGCAGCTCGAGCCTATCAATCGAGATCCGTCGGCATATCCTGGCCTGCTGTGGACTCCCCCTGAAGTAGTGCCGCTAGTCAAGCTAGCCGCGCCTGAAGTTATTTCAGGCATGGTTGCGGAACCTCTGCTAGTGTGGCACTCTGATCGAGTAGAGCGTGATTGGGAAGTGCGGAATATGACTGCGGAGGAGCTGGCCGCATCTACGCGCAAAATTTGGGCTAACAGCGCAGCATTCTGGGAGGTTTTTACTAGCTCCGAAAAAGAGGCTATTGCGGTCAGCGCACATCCTACCGTCCGCGCTCTAGTCATAACTCTATCAACTTGGCCTTCTGCTTTATTCTCAGACGACCCGCGTGTTACTAGCGGACTTGAACTGCTGCAAGCGGTCGGCATACTAACCGCAGAGCGCATAGCGCAAATCCTAGCATAAAAGGCTGTGCGAAAGGTTATTGTTACAGGCGGAGCCGGATTCATAGGCACGCACCTGTTGCACGCCTTGCAAAATCTAGCGGACGCAGAGGCGCTAGACCTAGCCCTGCCGGGAGGCATCGACATCCTAGACCGAAAGGCAGTGGAGAGGGCGGTGGCTTGTGCCGACACCGTCATTCACTTAGCTGCCGTCTCTAGCGTAGGCGAGGCGCTGGCTAATCCCTCGCGCTGTGCGGCGGTCAACGTAGACGGCACACGCACGGTCTTAGAAGCCGCCCGCAAGGCTCGCGTCAGGCGGGTCGTCTTTGCTAGCAGCGCCGCAGTCTACGGAGAAGTCAGAAAGGGATGGGCTAGCAGAGAGTCTGACCGACTAGCGCCTGCCTGCATCTACGGGCACACTAAGCGGCTAGGCGAGCAGGCAGTCGAGGAGTACGCTGGCAGGAATCGGAGTGCTGTGGCTCTGCGGTTCTTTAACGTGTACGGCCCTAGCCAGCTAGGAGGCGTCGTTCCTGCTATGCTTCGGGCAGCGGCTAGCGGCGAGCCTATCTACATCCACGGCTCTCCAGATGTCAGCCGCGACTTCGTCCATGTCAGAGACGTGGTAAGAGCCATCATCCACTACGCATTCGACTTTCACGGAGCCGGAGTGTATAACGTCGGTACAGGGAAAGCTACTACGTTAGGTACGCTAGCGGCTGCGGTCTGCATGCTGACGCGCTCTAAGTCTTCGATCCGCGTAACGCCGACACAGGATTGCGGAGTCAGGCGTTCGCTAGCATCGACGGAGAAAGCCGCCCGCACCGGGTTTTCCGCGCAACATTCTTTGCGGCAGGGTCTTGTGGATTTGTCACCTTTCTGATATAGGGGACGCCATGGACAGCTTGACCTCCTACGACAAATTCACCATCGCCGTGCTAACCATTCAGGCGGTTGCCGTGGGCAAACTGTGGCTGGATACTCGCACGCAGAACAAGAAGATCACGGCACTGAGCAGCCTTGTCGGCAGGCTGTACGGGTTCAAGGATGCTGTTAAGCGGTGCCACGTCCGCCAGTGCCCTTTCCGGGCAGAGGTTGACGCTATGACAGGTCCATTGCCTGACCCTGGCGCAGAGCATTGACTAGCGGCCCTCGGTGCGTTACGGTCCCGCATGATTAAATCTCTGAAACCTTTTCTCGCCAGCAAGAAGACGCTGCTAGGCGGTATCGTTTCCTTCCTGGGGGCGCTGCTTAATCTCGTCGAGCATCTGTACGCTGTGTCTAACGGCGCTCCACTATCCATCGAACGGATCAGCCTTAGCGTCGCCGGGTTCGGTGCCGCATTCAGCGGATTTGCTAGCAAGGACGCAGACAAGACGGGGGTGCCGAAATGAGAACCGACCTTCACACGACTACGGAGCCGGAATGCGATTGCGGGTTCTGCGAGTTCCGCGAAGAGTGCGCTAACTGCGACAACCATGCCGAGCGGTCTTCGTTCCATGGCGGGAACTCCGCTATAAAAGCAGGCGTCCTGTCACTGGTGCTAGCGGTTATCATCCTGATTGTGTCTATGTCCGTCGGAGGCTGTGCAGGGTACGATACTACTGTGGCGTTCAGCTACGAAGGCGTCGGAACGCAGGTCAGCATCCGCAAGGCTAACACGGGCAAGCAGCCTGTTGAAGTTCAGAAGTAACCGATATGGCTCTGCTCCCACCGTCTACTCCAAAGGAAACACGACAGGGCTTGCTAGACCTTATGCGGAAGGCGTATCCTGACAGGCAGATCCCTAACTACCTGCTTGTCGGCAAACGCGGGTACTACCTCAACAGCATGGGCGATAAGGGCCGCAATGACCGCAAGGTCTACGACGACGCCATCTTCCTCCTGACGCCTAACGTCTTTGCCGGGTTCAATGCTAACGTCGATCCGTCGGCCTGGCGTCAGGACATCGCTACCCTCCAGCCCGGATGGTACGAGTCGTACCAGTTCGATACGCATAACGGTTCTGCTCCTCACCCGGCTATCTGCCAGCGGGCTGGGACCGTGATCGTGTACCGTGACGGAACGCAGAATGTTAAGGCCGGAACCGAAGACAAGCGAGGCGTCTGCCTCGGAAAAGGCTTGTGGGTAGGCATGTTCGGAATCAACATCCACCGAGGCGGGAAGAACGGAACGTCCTCGCTAGGATGCCAGACTGTGCCGCCTAACCAGTGGGACGCCTTCTACGCACTAGCTAAAGGAGAAGCCGTGCGCCTGTTCGGTACGCGGTGGAGTCGAGTCACTATCCCCTACTGCCTGATCGGCTAAAAGAAAATTTGCACATCGTGCAAAGTATTGACTAGCGCCCAGCCTGTGCAACTATCACCTTAGCTTTAAGGCGCTGGAGAAACCGATGGGAGTACCGGGCGACGCAAGCCAAGTTCAACCAAAGAAACCCCACTAACACACCCCATGAAACTAACTAATGCTCAACGCAAGCGCCTCGCCGTCTTGCTCTCCAAGACCGCCCTGCAACTGTCTCCTGACGATGTGGCGGAACTCGCCACGCTCAAGTCCCTAGCAGAAGCTGAAAAGCTCACGCTGGACGAGAAGTTCGTTACCGAAGCCCTCGCTCTTGAAGACGAAGGCGACACGGCTCTGACCGCCGACCAGCTTAAAGGCATGGTCTCCTCGGCCCTAGCCGATACCCTCGCCGCGAAAGGCGTCGATCAGGCTGCTATCCTCAAGGCGATTGAAGAAGCTAACCAAGGCCACGTCAAACTCGCTGACGTGCAGACCGCTGTGAAGAATGCGCTAGCCGCATTCACTCCTGCGGGCAACGCCGCTGACACTGCCGAGGCTATCAAAGCCGCGATTGCTGAAGCGCAAAAGGGCGCTCTTACTGCGGAGCAGCTAGCCAGCGCACTGACGACGGCGCTCAACTCGCAGCGCACTAACAGCAAGAACGTCTTCCCGACCGACTTCGGTACTGACGTGATTGTTCACCGGAAGGGCAACCTAACGGTTGCGCAGAAGGAGCTTCTCAACGTCTGCCTCGGAGCTAACCAGCGCGAAGGCATCGACGCTAAGATGTTCGACCGCGCTATCGCCTCCGGGACTAAAGCGCTAGATGGCCTTCGTGCGAAGACGCTGACTACTGGCGGCGCGGCGACTGGTGCAGAGCTTATCCCTAGCGATCTGTCTAGCGAACTCCAGATGCGTCTGTACTTGGACAGTCCGCTCGCTGCGGCTATGATTTCGCAAGAAGTCGTTATGCCGACGGACACCTACAAGCTCCCGCTCAAGACTTCGCGGACGCAATACCGCCTAGGTTCGGAAGCTCCTGGAACTGATCCTGTCGGGTCTGAACCAGGCACCGGGCTTGTCACGCTAGACGCGCAGAAGCTCATCGGCATCGCTGACTACTCCTACGAGGCGGACGAAGATGCTATCGTGCCTATCCTGCCTATGCTCCAAGACGACCTAGCCCTCGGCGCAGCGGACGCTCTGGAAGACGCTATCATCAACGGAGATACCACAGCGACTCACATGGACACGGGCACTGCGGCTACCGCCCCGTCCAAGCTGTGGCTCGGTCTTCGTAAGCGGGCTTTGACGGCTACGCTTACGGGCAACTGGAGTGGTGGCGTTACTAACGCTAACATCCTAGGCGCTCTAAAAGTCTTGGGTAAATGGGGTATTCGGCGCAGCGATCTGGTTATTGTCGCAGGCCCTTCCGGCTATAACGACCTTGTCGGCCTAGCAGAAACCTTGACCGCAGAAAAGGTGGGCAATCCTGCACTAGCGCGTATCCTGACTGGTGTGGCGGGTGTTATCTACGGAGTGCCTATTATCGTCTCCGAGCGTGTCCGGGAGGATCTTAACGCAACAGGCGTCTACGACGGCGTCACGGCTACGAAAGGCTCTATGCTTATCGTCCACAAGCCTAGCTGGTATCTCGGCGTCCGCCGTGGGTTTACGGTCGAGACCGACATGGACAAGAAGAAGCAGACGAAGAGCGTCATCGCTTCGTTCCGCCGCGCCTTCATGCCGAAGGAAACTCCATCCTTGACGCAAAAAACTGTGTTTCTAGGGTTTAACTTCGCTGCCTGATCTCTAGCAGTATGACTACAGTCCCGCCCTTGGAATTACCGAGGGCGGGACTTTCATTTGCAAGTGCTGCATTTCAGCGCTAGTATCTTTCGCGGCTAACCGCTAACACTAACCAAGCTAACTCTGCTATGCCACGCACCCACATCTATAAAGGACTTCCCGGATTCGTCGGGCGTTTCGGATTCACTAAGGTAGGCGACCATGTTGACCTGCACCTAGATGAAGAACTAAATGCTATGAGCAGCGGTGATTTTGAGCCGCTATCCGAGCAGGAGTTGCCAGAAAAAATTATCCCGCTACGAGGTAGAGCAACCTATGATCTTCGTCACATCGACTGGAGTAGCAGGCATGCAGCTAGCTACATTCGTTCGATGTCTCGGCATACTGTGCTTAACATTGCCGTAGCTATGAATGAGCTAGGGCTGCGTGTAGATGTCTTTGAGCATAACACTATCGACGACATCGTAGACAATATCCGCCGCGCCGCACGCGCTCATGGCTGGGACACTCTTACCCCGCAAGAAAGAGGAAACTGCCCTGCCCCTAGCCGCGATGAAGAAGAAGCTAGCGAGGGTAGTTCTGAAGGGCAAGATACAGGAGAGCAGCTAAAGCCTGACGCTGGAGACTCTGCGGACACTGCGACTGTGCAGGAGGAAGAGCCTAGCGCTGAAGAGGAGAAGGAAGTCGAACCGCCTGTCAAAGGGCCTGCTCGTAAACGCGCCCACAAATGAACCCTAGCATCGACCAAGCAACATTCGGGCGCTGGCTAGCGGATGCCGGACTGGAGCCTGCCGAAAAAACGGCGCTGGCAAAGCAGTACGGCAGAGGCGGTCCTAGCTCGGAAGAAGCTATTCGCCTTGTCCGCAGGAAGCTAGCGGGCAAGCCTATGACGAAGCCCGGACCTCTCGGGCAGACGAAGTGAACTAACCGAACACACCTAACGCTAGCACCTATGCCACTCGACCGCCCCTACTGCACTGTCCAGCAACTGCGCGACTTCATCAGTAACGACAACCCAGACCTTGAGGCAAAGTTCGAGGAAGCGGTTAATCGCGCCTCTCGGTATGTCGATCAGAGGCTAGGTGCTAGCTCATGGTTCCAGGACTACAGCGTTACCGCCTACCCCGTAGACAAGCGGGACGTGCTGGACAGCTTCATCCTGCTCCCGTTCCCTATCATAACGCTTACCGAGGTCGTGCAGGAAGGAGAGACGCTAGCCGAAGGAGAGGAAGATGACTACCAGTTTACGGTAGGCGAGCGCACTATTCGCTCTAACGGGACGTGGGGCGCTATCCCGTACACTGGCAGTATCATCCGCATCAAAGGCACCTTCGGCTATGCCTTGAGCGAGATTGATGCTAACAACACACCACCTCCGTCTCTTCCGTTCGACATTAACGATGCCGCGATCCGCATTGCCGCAGTTCTGTCAGGGATGTGGAAGAAGTCTTCCCGGTCTATCGACGGCTCCAGCGAGACCGTGCTAGTGCAGAGCATCCCTAGGGAAGTGGAAGCGTCCCTCCGCAAGATGCGCCTAACCGCTCATCGGGTCATGTGATATGGCTTTAATCCGTGTCATCGCTAACACCCAAGACCTGCGCAAAAAACTGCGCAGGCTGCGGATTGCGCTGACGCCCGAGGCGCAGGACAAGGTGATGCGCCGGATTGCCGAAGTATGGCGCGGTCGCATGGTACTTCGGACGCCTAAACGGTGGACTGGCCTAACAAGGAAGGCGTGGGCAGTCCGCAACAGCGTGTCTACCAGAGGCGGAGCAGCCATCATGGTTGTAAATACGTCGAAGACTATGGTGTTCCTTGAGCGAGGCACTAAAGCCCACGGCCCTAAAAACGCCAAGCGGCTATTCGTACCCCTAACTAGACGCGCCGCGCAGGCTGGCCCTAGGGTCGTAGTGCAGGAGCTGATTGAGGCTAGGGCTGCGAAGCGTAAGCCTAAGTTTCGCGCAGGCCGTGACTTCGTCTTTGCTAAAAGGGTGCGCGGGATTCGTCCTATGTGGATCGTTAGAGACGCCCTGCCCTTTATGAGACTGACTGCTCGGGCCTCGATGCGCCAGTTTATTCAAGCCGTACTTTCCATGTAATGAAGACACCAATCCCTAACACCTCACGATTCGCCGTCTATAACGCTCCTATAGCCTGCATCTTCAAAAGGCTAGCCCGCGACCATGCCGCAGGGCGGATGCTAGCCGGAATGAAACTGCCTGTTAAGACTTCGGCTTCCGGCGCGAGCGTACTTTTTGCAAGCAGTGCATTTGAAGACATCGGCGAGGGCGAGCTTCCATGCGTCCGATACCGAGGCACACTGACTACCGAAACCCGCAGTGACTACGCAGGAGCGCTAGGGCCTACGATGCCGAAGCAAGGGGCGAAAGACTCACCTACTACGGCGGTCAGGCAGATTCAGATTTCCATTCTAACATCTATCGCGGCAGGCGCTCTCAACCCGCACCCTACGGTGGCAGGCTCTAAGCTAGGCCACGAGGATTGGGTTGCGCTAGTAATGGACGCGATAGAGATGGACGACAGCGGCAAGACCGACGCCACGCTGGACGGTTCCTCTGCCTGGCCAATCGTCTACAATACCACGCTGCCGGAAGTGGAGTCAGAGATATACTACGAGACCATCCTGACCATAGCGGCTCGCGTTCCGTCCATGTACCGGGCGCAGCGCAGGCTATGCACGTCAGAGGAATAGCCGCCAGGGTATTGACATGGAGCCGGGTATGTGGTTCAGTTCGGGACACTAACCCTGACTCTACTCACAACTTATGGCATGCGCTAACCTTGTAAATGTCGGCTCTGGTCCGCCCGTGTGGGGCGTGCCTGACGAAGAGCTGTCCCTGAAAACCCAGTCCGTCTCCTTCACGCTCAGTAGCGACCTGAAGGAAATCCGTAACGGATGCGGAGAGGTGTGCAACGCGGCCTTCTACAATCGCGGCAACGAAGTGGAAATCACTGGCTACGGCGCACCGGGCACTAGTAACGACGACGTGGGCGATACTGTGGTCCTCGCTAACGCTGCCGTGTTCTCCGGTGAACTGATCGTCGGCACGCTCTACATCACAAAGATCCAAGTCACCCTCTCCAATGAAGACTACATCCAGACAGTGGTTTCGCTGAAGAGCTGGGACGCTATCGGAGCCTAACGCAGGCTGAGTTCTAACCCTGCCGGGTGCTAATTCCCCGGCTAACTTTTATGGCCAGAGACACTAACGCTATTCGCGCCAAAGGCGTGGACCTACAGAACCGCAACACCTATGTGGTCAAAGACCGGGTGCTAGCCGCCGCACTCCTCTCTGTGGGGGTGCCACTTGCAAGACCTGCAAAACTTGTCCAGTACGCTAGCGGACACAGGCAGGCGATCTTCATTTTCCAGTCGCACGATCCTGAGAGAATCGTGGACGTATCGAAAGCGCTAGTAGCGTCTAGCGACCCATTCCGTTATGTCGCGGAAAACCCTGTCTGCCCGCTCTCATTTGCGCTAGCCGCTATTATCAACTTCGCAGACATCGAACGCAAGCACCTGTCAGAACGGGCTGTGGTGCCTATGGCGGTACACGACCAGCAGGGAGTCAAGACGCACCTCTGGCTAACAGAAGGATCTCGCAAGCACATCGCGGCTTTGCGCCGAGGGATGAAGCCTGCGACTGCCGAGCCTGTACCCTCCGCACTTGAACGGCTAGTGCATACGCCGGAAACACAATTACCCACCACCACCCCACAAGAATGAGACCTAAGAGAGCAACAGCACAGCCTGCCGCAGCGTACAGCGAAGAAGACAAGCAACTGGACGCAGTGCTAGGCGGCGGCGCGTCTCCCGCGCTGCCGGATGAGGAGGCTGCGAAACTGGTTATCGGTGAGGGTGAGGCGGCGGGTCTGGATGGAAGCGGATGGGTTGTCGCAGGCTTTAATCTCCGGTGCCTGACCCTGTCCGACCTGATGATCTTCATGCGCAGCAACAATGCGCTAGTCACAGCGAAAGCCGATAACGTGGCAGACACCGTGCTGGCTGCGTGCGAGGTCGTATTTATCGGCAGCCTGCCTACTAGCCGAGAAGCGCTAGCCGTCTCGAAAGCGCCCGACTACAGGCAGCAGGTCGAGGAGTTCTCCGCGTCCATCCCTTACGGCCCTGCGGTGTTTGAGCTAGTGTCAGAAGTGACGCAGTACCTTCAGGACGGCGGGCGCACTCGCGTTCTAGCTAGCGCTCCCGCTACTCCGGGCCTACCCCGCACGGAGGGAAACGACTGCACGCCCCCTGGCCAATCAGACTGATTGTTTCAGTGCGGGCGGTTAGTGGGCTTCTGCCGGATCAAATTCTACACGACATATCGCTAGCTACTGCATTCAGTTACGAACACTGTCACTTCGCCACTCAAGGACTAATCTGCCGACACCTGCACTAACATGAGTACTACCCAATCCAATGTAGGAATTGACTTCCTCTCCGACCCTAGCAATGCTTTGGCCGGGTTGAAGCAGATCGACATGGGATTGGCTAGGCTGGAGGGCCGTACTTCGCGGGTCATGTCGATGTTCACCCGGCTGGAAAAAAGCCTACCTTCTGAAGCTATCGTCAAGCGGATGAACGCGATGGCTACAGCGACCGGGGATCTTGACAAGAAGCTGCTGGCTAGCTCAAACTCTGCAAGTCAGCTAGCCTCGTCCGCGAGTAAGCTAGCAGGGATAGAGCAGGTGCTGGCGACGATGGCGTCCTCTCTAGCCCTTGTCGCCGCTAATGCTAACAGAGCGTCTACTGCTATCAATTCCGTATCTAAGCGCTCGCAGCAGAGCGTAACGTCTCGGCACCGCACTGCGGTCATGAGCGGCGGTAGCGCTAGCGTCGCTGACGCGGGTGGCGGCGCGGGTGGAGGCGGCATGCTAAATCTGTCGATGCTAGGAAGATTCGCCGCTCCTGCGGCTGTGCTTGCGGCGACTGGCGCGGTTATGCGGGACACGATCAAGGACGCTATGGACTTTGAGCAGGCTATGGCTGGAGTCGCTGCGGTAGGTGAGATCGACAAAACGTCCGCCGCATTCAATACTCTTAGGGAAGCCGCTCTGTCAGGAAGTAACGCCTTCAACTCTATCGAAAAGGCGGGAGGACTGCGGGAGCTAGTAGCGGCAGGTATGAGCGCCGAGCAGGCTGCTGGCTCGCTAACAGCTACGCTTCGCCTAGCGGCGGCGGGAGAAATTCAGATGGGCCGTGCTGCCGAAATTATGGTCGCCTCTATGTCGGCGTTTCAGCTAGGCGCAAAAGACACGACACGGATTATCGACACGCTAACGGCAGCCGCTAACGCATCGCCTGCTTCCATCGACGACATGGGTGAGTCCATGAAGTTCATTGCGCCTGTTGCGTCCGCGATGAAAATCCCGATTGAGACAGTGTCGGCGGCACTGGCAATCTTGGCAAACAACGGTGTCAGGGGCGGCATGGCTGGTCGCGGTCTAGGCGCAATATTTGCTAGGCTGGTAGCGCCTACCAAGGACGCGGAAGAGGCTATGGCTAGCGCAGGCGTGGCCGCGTATGAGCTATCGCCTAGCTTAAACTCGGTTGAAGACATCATGAAAAAGCTAGCGCGGCTTGACCAAAGCACGCTAGTAAAACTCTTCGGAGCGGAAAACCTTGACATCTCTTCTATCCTAGCCGCAAACGCTAGCAGCTTCGGGGCTATGCAGGCTAAGATGGAAAGCGCAGCGGGCGCTGGCGCTAGGTTTGAGCAAGCTATCGGTGATACTGCGGCAGGCAGTGCGAAAAAGCTAGGCAATGCCGTAGACGACCTTCAGGTTCGCATAGGGTCTATGGCTGGCGGTCCTATCAAATCCGCAGTGGACGGGCTTACGCAAATGGTAGGTCTTATGGGTTCTGCAATATCGGCAATGAGCAATAATAGCGACGGAGGTGCGGTCGTTAATCTCCGCGCCCTGCGCGAGCAGTTCGTTGCGATTAACAAGACTATTCTGGAATCGAAGACTGAAGAGGAAATGCGTAAAAGCACAGAGGCTCTTGAGCAATTCCAGAAAGTGCTAGAGAGAACGAGGGCCGAAGGCATTGAAGGTGCCAGCGGTAAAACCAAATCATACTACGCCGAGCTAGCTGTAGACGCTAACCTTCTTAAGGATGCGCTCGGTGGAATCTTCTACGAGAACAAGCGCAACGCGGAGGCTGCGATGTGGGCAAAGAATGCGCAGAAGGACATCAGGCCAGCCGCCGGACTATCATCTTTCTTCAAGTTCGACCCTACCAAGTGGAACCCTAGCCAAGCTCTGAAAAGTTCCGAGCAGATGGACAAGGAAAAGAAGCAGGCGCAGTCTAAGGAGGATATTATGCGCAGCATCGCAGCGGCAGAAGCCGAGGCTGCGGGCGACACTACTGCGGCTGACCGGATACAGCGCGAGATCGACCTGCTACGCGAGAAGCGTTCTATCATCGAAGCTACAGGCGTTAGCGACATCGAAGCAGCATCGCTTGCAGAACGGCTAGTAAATGCCCGTGCCGATAAAGCTAAGAACGGGCCTAGCTTTCAAGGCGTGGCGGACTCTTTGCAGAGCATGGGCGGTGGCGGCGGATTCTTTGCGGGCAAGCAAGACCCTGCGGAAGTTCAGCGCCAGCAGCTAACGACTTTGCAGTCTATCAACGAGAACTCGGCAAAGACTAATACTCTGCTAGGCGGCACGTCTCCTGCATCCGCAGGCGGCACTCTGGACAGGGCTATCCTTTCCGAGCTTGAACGCATCTCGAAAAATACTAGCAATACGTCAGTTCTCCGCGTGACTTCAACCTGATAACATTATGGCAGACACTAGCAGAATCCTCTACATTGGTAGCTCCCTGGCAACGCTAGTCGAAGGCGTTGACCATAGCATAGAGATCGACGACAGCGGAGTAGGCAGCGCCGTGCTTGAGTACACCTGCAAGTACGACGATGCCATTAGGCTAGTCAGGGCGCTCAAAGTGCATCCAGAATTTTCCTGGCTTATGCGGAAGAAGGCTACCATCAGGAGGATCGAAGGCTACCTGGCGACTGTTAGCGTGAATTTTGAAGGAGTCGATCCAGAGCCTTCTCCCGGCAGCAATGGGCCGGGTATGCCGGAGCAGGCTACAGGCGAGGACGGTGAGCTTGTAACGTACACGCTGGAAGGAGCCACAGACAGCGAGCCTATTGAGACGCACCCTGACTTCCCGGAGTTTGCTGGCAAGCCTGCCGATCCTGCAACGTGGAAGAATGGTGCCGAGTTCGACAAAAAGACAGGAGAGTTCCTAGGCTTCCGACCGCTCATCTCTGGAGCGCCTAACCCCAAGGCCGGAATCAAGTCCTACTATAGCCCAGGGCTAGTCTACACCCGCGTTCGCACCATCCCTGACCGCACGAAGATAACGCAAGGCATCAACCTAGCATCTCTAGGCAAGATCGACACACCGCCAGCTTCGTACCTCCTCCCTAACGTAGGCACGCGCACATGGCTCAAGTCTACTGCTCGGATGGAGACCGTCGGCAACGGTCTTCGCTTGCATGAAAGCTGGAAGCTGTCAGGTAGGGCTGGATGGGACGCCGACATTTACTAACGCCATGGCACTAGGAACCTTCAAAATCACAGGTCAGCCGGAACTGGCTGCGGCGCTCAATCGGATTGCGGCGGAGGTAAACAAGGTCGGCGCTAACAGCCTAGGCGTCTCGGAAGGACCGGGCATTCGCCTTCGCCGTGAAGGCAGTATGGTAGTGATTGAGCTAGCGCAGGAGGCGCTTGATGCCCGCCGCTCCCTCTTCCCTTACGTCGTAGACCGAGGCGGCGTGTTCGGCGTCAGCCTAACGGACGGTCAATCGCAATGGCTGCGGCAGCGCCCGGTAGGCGCGACTAGCCAGAGATCGCACAGCATAGAGCGCTCTGTCGTTATGGTGCATGAGGGCGACCCGTCTACTACCTATACGAAGCTGAGTGCTACGCCCGCGCCCTACAAAGTGCTAGCGCCGGGTACTTACATTTCCTGGCTTCGTGTGTCGGCCCTGCGGGCTGAAGTTGCATTCCTTGCAAACGGTACAGCGCCAACCGCACAGGACGGCGAGATGCTAGTGGCGCTCAACAAGTTTGAGCTTGTAGCGTCGGGCGCAGCCGTGAAGATTGTTAGCGTGGAAGTGTACGAAGATAGCCCGCAGGCGGCTACGCTAGACTGGAAGCTAGGGTTTGCGGGTGCGATGACAGGCGCAACCACTGCCTATTTCTCTGCGGGCAGGGTGTCCTACGCTGACTGGGCTAGCGCTACCGTCACAGGCATCCCGTTTGCTTCGCTGCGGGAAGTAGGTATCGGCGGGGCATCCGTTACAGTATCCGCTAGCCACAGCGTCTACGCACAGATCAATTTCTCTAAAGCTAGCAGGACTATCAACGGCATCACGGTCAACTACTACACACCAACGGGCGGCTCTATCATATCGACTACGTCCGCTCCAGTGAACACCGAAACTACCGGACACGTTTTACTAGCGGAGTTCATCACGGTCAAAGACGAGGCAGGCGCTGACGTTCTGTGGCTACAGCAGCGGCATACAGGGGTCATTGCTGCACCTGCACTAACAGGGATCAAGATAGACCCGGGCTCTAGCTCTTCTTCGTCCGGCTCCAGCACTAGCTCTGCATCGCTCGGCTCTGACAAGTCCACTGCTATCGTGCCTGCACCGTGGCTCGCGTCAGGCTACGCTGCCCTCTTCGCGCATGAGATGCCTGATGTTAGGTTCGATGACGTGATGACGCTAAAGATCAAGGGTCGGATTTCGCGGGTGCCTGTCGATCCTCGCTTCATGGCAGTCTGCGAGTACGATACTGTCGAAGTGTGTAGTGCGTCAGGAGATACTGGTCCAGTGCGATGCGCTAGGGTGGTTCGCGGCGAACTGATTGTCGAGTGCTACCGATTCGGCAGGAGACCTGCAAAGGTGTGCGTGCGACTGACGGCTATTCGGAAAGGATTTGTCGGGATGCGATTCCCGTCGCGCTCTGCCCAACAGTTTGAAGCTAACGAAGCATTTATCAACTCTGCCTACCCACGCGAATGACATCATCCTCCTCATCCTCCCCCTCGTCTTCCAGCGGGTCTGCAAAGACTAGCACCTCGGTGTCGGAGTCTAGCAGTTCCGTCTACTCTTCTGGCGGATCAAGCTCTGCACCCCTGCCTAGCGGTTCAGGCGGCGGTGGCGAAGAAGGCGGTGGCGAAGAAGGCGGTGGCGAAGCAGTAGACCCATGAAGACACTAACAGAGTTGTTCGACAGAGTCTATCTCATCAATTGCGCTCATAGGCCGGACAGGCGAACACAGGTGCTAGAGCATCTCATGTCGTCCAGGATGGTGAAGGACTGGGATCGGTTTGAGGTAGTTAATGCAGTGATAGGCGACTGGACTTCACACCCTGCCTGCTGGCAGTCGGGCGCGGGCGCGTGGGGTTGCATGCGGTCACACCAAAGAATTGTAGAGGATGCCCTTCACATCAGAGACGAGCGGTATCAGCTAGCGCTAGGCAGCATCCTGGTGCTGGAAGACGACGTGTTCTTTCTGGACAATGCGCTAGAAGACCTCAACCGATTCATGGACAACGTGCCTAACGACTGGGGGCAGATATACCTTGGCGGGCAGCACCGTCAGGACTTTGAAGAGACCGAGTCGCCGCACGTTATCGTAGGAAGGTCAGTCAACCGGACGCACGCCTATGCGCTTCATGCTAGGACTTTCCATCAATTCTACCGGCACATCTGCCACGCCCCTGACTACGCAGGCACTAACAAGCACGTCGATCACCAGCTAGAGCTAGCCCACCAACGGCGCGACTGGAAGGTCTACTGCCCTCGCCGCTGGATTTGCGGGCAGGAAGCAGGAAGCTCTAACATTAGCGGAAAAACCAACGACCGCCAGACTTGGATATGAAACGATACTACCCTGTAGGAACTCCGCCTGACTTTTCGCACTCAGGGGACTATGGCGACACGATCTTTTCGCTAGCAACCGTCAAAGCAGTAGGCGGCGCGGATCGGTTCATTCTGTCGTGCGATCCTTACAGAACTGTCATGCCTATGACAGAGGCGCACGCTTCGGTTATTGCTCCTCTGCTAGAGGCCCAGCCATACATCGGAGAAGTGCTATGGTCTCCGGCACCGTGTGGCTCCTCCTTAGACGGGTGGAGGGATCACTTGCGGGATTACCCTAACCTTATATCCGCCCATGGGGGTACGCGAGGCATAGGCTGGGACGTTCGACTGCTAGAGCGTCCGTGGCTGATTGCTCCTTGCCCTGCGTCTGGTGTTGGGTATGTTTTTGTGAGGACTGCACGCGCACGCGGAGAAGATGCACACTGGCATAAGCTAGTAGAGCTTTACGGTCACGACGCTATCTTCCTAGGGCTGCAAGAAGAGCATGAGGCTTTCACAGCCCAGTTCGGTCACATTCCTTGGGTGCCAACCGCTAACTTTCTTGAAGCTGCTAACATAATTGCAGGCTGCAAAGCATTCTTCGGGAATCAGACGGCGCTCCACGCTATCGCCGTAGGGCTCGGAAAACCTATCGTCAGGGAAGCACCTAGAGAAGACCGCTTCGACACTAGCAGGTTCTTCAGGGAAAACGAGATCAGTGTCTATGAGGGCGAGTCGATCAGTCAGGCTGCGGTAGAGTGTTTGCGGGAGTCGCCCCTAACTACCACCCTACAGCGGCGGGTAGTGCCTAGTGGATGGGTTGACACCTGCTGGATCGGAGATCACTACTGGCACAGGTACAACCTTAGAGACTTGCTATCTTCTGACACCTACAGATTCCGCACTAAGCTCCTAGAGCTAGACTTGCGCCCTAGGAAGATAGTAGACATTGGGGGTTTCATAGGTCTTGCGTCGTGGGCGATGCACCGTATATGGCCGGATGCTACGCAAGTTATATACGAGCCTAACGTCGATGCGCAGCAGTTGTTATGGCTCAACAACCCTAGCGCTAAGATCGTTCCTGCGGCTGTACACCCTAGCGAGCGATGGCTTCCGTACTCCAAACCGCAGTCTGACCCTGGCTGCAATCACTGCCTAGGAACATCACGCCGGACTGTACCTGCTGTGTGGCTAGACGAAAGTGACGGCCCTATCGACGTTATCAAAACTGACTGCGAAGGAGGGGAGTGGGAGGTGCTAGCTGCCTTGCACACGCTGGAGAATCTTCCAAAGCTGATCTTCGGGGAGTATCACGGGGCATGCGGAGTAGAGCGCCTAACGGATATGCTGGGCAAGGACTACACCTTGGATTTCCGAGAGGATAGCAGCGAAATCGGGCTATTCTGGGCGCTTCGTAAGGCGTAGAGGGTCGGTCTGAGAAATGCACGGCTTGCAAATTTCCAGGCCGTAACTTTGCAAATCTTTGCAAATTGCAATCTCTGAAAATTCTTTGAGTCTCTGCTTGCAAATCTTTTGCCGGGTGTAAAGTAGACCCACACCCCAACCATACTAACACATGCAAGACGAACACAAATCCATTTCCGACTTCCTCGCCGCCTTTACACGCTACGACTCCTCCGCCGTAGGCGTTATGGTGATCCGGTCTCGCGAGCCTAACAGAGTCGAGCAGGCTCTGCACGAATACTGCGCTCGCTCCCCGCAAGGTGCCCGCCCTTTCCGGTGCTGGGACTTGGCTAGGAACTGGCGCATCGCAGACCACGCCACGGGCAGTTTCAAGCGGGAGGAGGCGGGCGTAGTCAAGGCGCTGAAAGCAGTGCTAGACGTTAGCGCGGTTACGTCCCCAGCACCTATGGACCCTCGCACGGTGTGCATGTTCTCGGACCTGCACGCTTTTCTCGGAGCGCAGCCCAACCCGGAAATTGTTAGCCTGCTGCGGTACTATGCGTGGGAGCTTCCTGCTAGGTCCGGCCAGCGCATCATACTCTCGGTCCCCGAAACCTTTAACGTGCCCGAGGAACTGTCCCACGACATTCCAGTCATCGACATGGCACTCCCTGACACAGCAGAGCTTGAGACCCTTATCGCTAAGGTATTCGCAGACGACGCAGAGCAGCGGCGCGGAACGCCCCAGACCTACCCTGCGGACGAGATGCGCCAGCTGGCGGTGTCGGCGGGAGGGCTGACCTGCCTGGAAGCAGAGACGGCGGTATGTGCTACCTTGATCGACTTCCGCGACCAGATCCCTAACATACCATTTACATCCTTCAACCGCCGGGTGATGGCGGCGAAGGCGGACACGATCAAGGCGTCTGGCCTGCTGGAGATTATGCCAGAAGTGGCTCTGGAGAACGTCGGCGGGCTGGACCTGCTAAAGGAGTGGGCGCAGGCGCGGGCGGTTGACCGCACGCCGGAAGCGCTAGCGTTCGGGGTAAAGCGTCCGCGAGGCGTCACCCTTATCGGCCCTCCTGGTACAGGTAAAAGCCTGACAGCGTCTACCTTCGGCGCAATCTTCCGCATCCCTGCTATCAAAATCCACATCGGCGCTCTCTTCGGCGGTATCGTAGGGCAGACCGAGGCTAACGTCCGCCGTCTGTGCAAGGACATCGAAGCGCTAGGTGAGTGCGTTGTGTTTGCCGACGAGATCGACCGGACCATGGGCATGAACACGGTCGGCGGCGACGGCGGCATTACTCGGCGCATGATCGGAACGCTGCTGGACTTCATGCAGACTAACGAAACTGGCGCGTTCTTCTGCTTCGCTGCTAACCGCGCCGAGGGCATCGACTCTGCTCTCGTCCGCAAAGGCCGGATCGACGAAGTCTTCGGGGTCAACCCGCCTAACACAGTCGAGCGTCTGGAAATCCTCCGCATCCACCTGCGAAAAGCCAAGCAAGATCCTAGCAAGATCAAAGACCTGCAAGCCGCAGCAGCAGAGTCTTCTGGCTACGTCGGCGCGGAGCTTGAGAGCGCGGTTCAACGTGCGGTCAGCACCGCCTTCCGTAAAGGGGCACCTGTGAGCGGAGCGACAATTTTGCAAGAATTGCAAACTATCAAACCGCTCTCCCAGTCCTTCGCGGAAGACTTCGCTGCGATGGAAGCGTGGGCTAGCAAGAACGCGGTGCCCGCCTCTTCTCCCGACCCGTCCAAGCCTGCTCGCAAAGCGCCAGCCGCTACGCAAGCCGACGCCTCCGGCCCAGCCCGCCGCCGAAATATGAACTAACAGAACACGAACCAGACCCAACCACCTAACAATATGCCAATAATCTCACTAGACGTAGGAAGCGTAAACCTGGCCCGGTCATCTGCGAGAGTGCTAGTATTCCACGCGCCCACAGACCCGTCTATGAAAGAGGTCAACATCTACACCGCCTCGGGCGAGACTGCACGACACATCCAGCGCCGAGGCTACCAGGCGAAGCGCCCATCGGTCGCCAAGCGTATGCACGCAGGCGAGCAGCGTGTGCCGCAGGACATGACGGTCTACGGCTATATGCAGGCTAGCAGCTACACCGTCCCTAACGGAACGATTATCAAAGTTATGGGGCAGACGACTAGCAACTGGTCTCCGAATGGATCTAGCGCAGGCATCTCTAAGATCACCGCCAACAGGTACTACCTTGTACGGGATGGCGCGGCACTGCTGGACGTTAAAGTCAGGATGCTCCGTTCTGTCGATTGCGTGACAGACCACGCTAGTATCTCCGGGCCGCTGGAGCGGCTTACCGTAGAGCAGGCAGAGGCGCTAGGAGTTACGCCGCAGCGCGAAGAATACCGCAAGCTCTACCGCGACGACGTGTGCGACTACGTCTTCTCCGAGACGGTCCTAGCGCCTGCCTCTACCGAGGTAACGATAGCGCCTACGGCCCAGCCTGCTGCACAGCCTGGAGTGCCTACGGTAGCCGGACCCGCTGCCGTTCTAGTGGCTCTGCCTACAAAGCGCCGCCGACAAATTGGGGTAAACTAACACTTGCAAATTCAATCCCTTGTATTAAAGTAACTCGTACCAGAAATATATGTCACACACTAGCACAGTCAATCAAGTCCCTATCCGTTCTATCTCCGCCTTGCAGAGCGCACTGCGCAAGCTAGCCGAACAAGGCATCAAGGCTTCTCTCGAAGCTAACGCCGCGCCTCGTATGTACTACCCGGACCAGCTACGCCGCGAGGGGCGTCCTTCCGAAGTCTGCGACTACGTTGTCAGGCTTCCCGACTGCTACTTCGACATCGGGCTGGTCTCCGATAACAAAGGCGGATACCTAGCAAAGTACGACGCCCACCCCGGAGCTACGCCGTACCACGCAGGCGGCTCCACGCATCTCCGCAAGCTGCTAGGCAACCCGGAGTCGCCTATAGGCAAGCTCCTTGTTAGCTACAGCGCCGCCGCAGCAGTAGAGCTAGCCGAGTCGCAAGGCTTCATGATTAGCGACTACATCACCGAACCGGACGGCAGCATAACAATTAAGGCAATGGTCTGAACTACTAACGAACTACTAACGAACTACTAGAATGAAGTCGATTACAATTAAGATTCGCCCTGACGGGGCGGTAAAGATCGAAGCCGAAGGCTTCACCGACGCCTCCTGCAAAGACGCCACCCGTGCTATCGAAGAGGGTCTCAGCGGCGGAACCACAGTAGGCTACGAGGACAAGCCCGAGGCTTGCATCCCGGCGACAGGCGGCGCAACCACTACCGGATACTAACATGAACTCTCCTACCCTCCCAACTCAGACGCCTAACAGGCTGCAAGTCCTTCGCATATCTCCAGATGGTGGATTGCACGGCTTGCAAATCTCCGGCGGTATCGACTTCAAGCAGCTAGGCGATACGCAGACTGATCGTGTTAGCGAAATCAAATGGGACTACCGGGAGCAGCGGTGGTTCATCCAGTTCCGGCGTGGGCCGCTAGCTCGCCGCAAGCTCCGCAAGGCGCACCTTAAAGCCTACGGCGTAGTGTCTGCCAGGGCCGAGCAGGACTCGTCGCCTGTGGCATACTACCGGGAATATCAGGAGGCGGTAGCGGACGAGGTAGACGTAGTAAACGCCGCAGCAGCGCGAGGCGAGCGGTGGATTGAGTGCCCTAAGCCTAGCCCGATCCGGCGGCTCGTAGACGCACTGGCTAGGAGGTGGAGGCGCTAGGCAAAACAAAGCCCGGTCGCGCATGGGACGTGCGAGACCGGGCTAGAATTGCGAAGCAGACCCAACCAAGAGACTAGCAAGCAATGCCGAAGTCTATCATACCACGCCAGCGTGTCAACAAAAACCTGTCGGAAGATTGGGGAGACGGTGCGCTGAAAAACCCGCTAGAATTCCGCGAGTGGTGGAAGGTTCTTATGCGCGTGTGGCGTCCTGCCCTAACAGTATCCCAGTTCATGGTCGCGGCTTTCATCTTCGACCGGACGGCAGCGTGGGGTAAGGAGTGGGAGGTGATAACACTTCGACACTTCATCGACGGGGTGTCCGGTAAGGACGGCGCTTGCTATGCTCCAGGTCTAGGACTCAGCCAGCCTACGGTCTCAGCAGCCCTAGCTAGCCTCTGCGAGCAGGGTCTAGTACGGAAGCGGGCCGTAAGGAACCGCTACGCATACGCACTCAACTACGAATACAACCCGGAGAATCCGATGAAACTGCCAGTTCCAAAACGTGTTAGTAACCCTCAAGGGGTAAAAGAATCTTATACCCAAGTGCCCAAAAAGGTAAAAAATACTTTTACCCTTAACTGTACCAAAAGCATTAAGAGAAATGTACCAAAAACACCCTGCCCGTCTTCGACGGACAAGGATGAGTTTGATATGGAAGCGAGAATGCAAGAATTGCAAACCCTAGCAAACGCAACCATGGCGCACACCTCCTCCCGCCGGAAGGTGAAGCAGGACGCCTTAACACCGCAAGGCTGCTGCACGCTATGGATGGACGCCTGTGTCGAGTTCCACCCGGACTCTACCCAGCTATCGCTTACACAGTCCGACTCTGCTATCCTCCGCCGCTTCCTAGTCCGCGCCTTCGGCAGGGACGCAGCAAAGGCTCGCACGTTTGTCCGCTGGCTCTCCGAACACTGGCTAATCCTGCGGGCAGAGCTTTTCCACTGGATGCAGAACACTCCGCCATCTGTGCCTTCTGTTAGGTTCACAGTCAAGTTCTCTGACAAGTTTGAAGCAGCCTTCGCAGCCCGCGATGAGTACGAGCGGCTAGCGGCGCTACCTCTCAGGGACCGTGAGGTTAGGACGCTCATGCTGCGGAAGGGCATGACGAAGGCGGCAGCAGAGGCGCACGTTGACGCGCAGCACGCCCAGACGGTACAGGCGAAGGAGACCCGCAAGGCAGCGCGGGAGGCGGTACAGGCAGCGAATACGCTAACCACCGCACAGCAGCGGCAGCGCGATGCGGATGCCGCGAAACGCCGATGGTCCCGCTTGTCGTCCGCGAAGCATAGTGCTACGCAGACCGCCCCGGACAGCTTGCCAGATTTTGACTCACTCCCAGACTAACATATAACCCGACACACACACCGTGAACGAAAAAGACCCAACCGAAAACAAGCAGATGAGCGATGCTTTCCTAGCGTCGTACATCCCTAGCAGATACCACAATATGAAGCTGACAATGTCGAACTGCGGATGCGCTGATGCCGAGCGCTGGTCGCAGTGGCTACCGGATGCGGCGTCGCAGTTCAAGAAAGGCGGATTCCTCCACATGGCAGGAGACGGAGTCCCTAACATCGACAAAGTGTTCATCGCTGCGAGAGCGCTAGTCTCGAAAGGCATAGCTACAGCCGTCATCCCACTCCCTAGCGCTTGCCGCATGATTGCTGGAGCGGGCGTCGAATGGTCGGACGCCGTTAGAGACAGACATGCGCTAGTGATTCCAGGATTTACCGGACAGCAGGCGCGTCTACCAGTAGACGAGAAAGCAGCCTATTCGCTAGAATGGTTCCTTCGCCGCTGGCTCCTAAGCGGGAAGGCTCTGCTGACTCAGGGCGCGACTCCGCTAGCAGGATCAAGCTGGTGGCCAGCCTCATTCCTCACAACGCTCTCAGGGTTCACTATCCAAGCACCACAATGAGCGCCGGACTACTATTCCTTTACGCCTGCGCACAGCGGCAGTCCGCCGCCGTCTTCCGTCGCGCACCTCGGACGCACTTTACTGAACAGGAGCTTCCGTTCGCAGACTTTGCTAGGGCCTACCTTACGTCCTACACGGTATTTCCTAACCTTGAAGCGTTCGCGCAGAACCGTAAAAGCCTGGACGAGTTTCCTAGCGAGCAGCCGCCCGAGGCTCTGCTAGGGCGCATCGCGCAGCGAGCGGCGTACAATTCTGTCAGGGACCGCATGAGCGCTCTAACAATGTCGATGCAGTCGCGCGACATCGACAGCATCCAGGCGCTCCTCCGCGAGATGCTGGCTGGAGTAAACCATGCGCAGAACGCTAACGCATCAGTCACAATGGAGCAGCACGCGCAGACCGTCCTGGCTAACATCGAGGCTGCACGCACTCACGTCGGGCTTTTCGGAGCATCCTTGTGCTGGCCTACGTTTGACGCAGCCACGCACGGACTAGGCGGAGGAGAGCTAGGATTCATCGTAGGTAGACCGGGCACGGGTAAGTCCTGGACGCTCCTGAGTGTAGCCCACGCCAATCACTTGCTAGGCAAATCAGTACTGTTCGTTTCGATGGAGATGGGGCTGGATCAGATTGTACGCAGATGGCTAGGGCTTATGACCGGAGTAAACCCCAACGATATGCGGACAGGGACAACGGACTGGCATGAGACCGAACGCCTGCGGGCAGCAGCAGCAGACCTCGGAAACCACGCACCGATCCATCTTGTTAGCGGTGACTTCAGCAAGGATACGGACGGCATCATTTCCATCATCGACGACGTAGGCCCGGAAGTAGTCTGCATTGACGCGCTCTACCTGCTCCGCAGCAATGGCGCAGAACACGTTAAGAAGTGGGAGGCGCTATCCGATGTCGTTAGGGACATAAAGCGCATGGCACTCTCTCGAAATATCCCAGTGATCTCTACAGTACAGTTTAACCGGAACCAGTCCGGCGCGTCGAGCAAGGCTATGTCGCTAGACAATATCGGCGGCACCGACTCTATCCCGCAAGATGCTAGCGTAGTGGTCGGCCTGCGCCCGGCACCGCCGCCCCACTCACATTCCAAGATCATCGCAGAGATGCTGAAGAACCGGGAAGGCGATCAACCTGTTATCGGCATAGGCCGATCCTTCACGCCTATCAGATTCGATGAACTCCCGGCGGAAGAGGAAGAGGAAGACAACAACAGCAACGAGTGGATGGTATAACCCTAGCAACAACTGCAAACCTTGCAAATTATGAAAACAACTCAAGTCGGACAACTGCTAGTGCAGAGTGACTCAGATACTCCGAAGCTGCTCATTATCACAGACGCGCCTTCCGTAGCAAGCCAGACGGCGCAGGTCTGCATGCCGGAAAAACAAAAGGCACGGCTGCTTGAGATGCTAGGCGATGCGGCGGCAGAGGGTGTCGCGTTCGTTACCCCATGCGCTCCTATACCGGAAGCAATCTCGGAAAACGAAAAGCTCATAGCGCAGCATCTTGAGGAATACGCTAGCGAGTTTGCGGCGGCGGTCGCAATGTTCCCATCTGCTCGGTGCGTTGTTACGCTAGGGACAAAGGCGCTGCGGCAGGCAGCAGGCAAAGCGATGAAGATCACGACAGCACGCGGATCGTTCCACACGTTCGACAGGACGGGGACGCGCCCGGTGATGCCTATCCAAAGTATGGCTAATCTGTTTATCCGTCCGCAGATCGCGCCTATCGTAGAGTCGGACCTGAAGCAGGTCATCACGCTAGCAGAGTGCGGCTGGGAGATGCAGGAAGCTACACAAGCAAGCGCTCTGGACTACCAGTGGTCTGTAGACATCGAAGAGTTAGTAGCCTCCCAGCCAAGAGCGCTCGTAGTCGATACAGAAACGCTAGGCTACAAGTGGTTTAACCAGAGAGCGATCCTAACAGTTCAGCTTTGCGCCGAAGAAGGCAAGGCTATCATCGTCCCGTTCAATCTAGAGTACTGGAACAACGATGCGCTGCGAGGAGAAAGCTCTAGACACCTACCTAAGCTCACAAGCCGCACACTCCTCCGACTACAGCGTCAGGTCAAAGAGTTGCTGGAAAACCCTAACGTGGCGGTGTGCGGGCACAACCTTAAGTTCGACGCACACCATTTCCGGCAGTACGGAATTGAGATAGCAGACTGGCGTCACGACACGCTCCAGCTAGCACATACGGTAGACGAGAACATGCGCCAGAAGAATCTCGACGAATGCACCCGCCGATGGGTTCCTGCCCTAGCAGGCTACGCGGACGCCTTCAACGCGGACCCGGTACACGTCGGCAAGTCCCGCATGGATCTGGTCCCGCATGACAAGATGATCCGTTACGGCTGCGGAGACGTAGACGCTGGGTTGAGACTAGCAAAGGTGCTGATTGCCGAAGCCAAGAAAGATCCTCGCAACTACGCGGTCTACACCGAAGTGAAAATGCCAGCTATCAAGCACGTCTTTTTCAACCATGCCGAACGCTACGGGCTTCCGGTAGACAAGGCAGAGCTTAAAGCGCTAGGGCAGTCGCTGACTACACGGTGCGCCAGCATGGAGAAAGAGCTGCTAGAAGAAGCGGCGCAGAAATGGCCTGGAGTTCTACGCAGGCACGCCGACAAAGGGTTGAAGTTTTCGCGGGCCGATTTCGTTAGGGATATTCTGTTCGCACAGGACGGCATGTTTCTTGAGTCCATCGTAGCTACGAAGAAGACGCGGAAGCTAGCCGTAGATGAGCAACTTGAAAGCACTAGCAAGAAGGACCATCTGCCGTATTTCTCTCACATTCCGTGGGTGGCGAAGTACATGGAGTACTCGACCATCGCCACGCTCATTAAGAGTTTTATGGGCCGGGAGTCTTCCGAGCAGTGGGTAGAAGTCCCACGCCTGAAGTCAGGCGGCTACGGCAAGCGCATCGTGGAAGCGTTCGCCGCGTCCAACATAGCTATACCCGAAGGGCCGAGGAGGGTACGCGATAGCGGATTCGGAGACGCGGTCACCGCAGTAACTCCTAGCACAGTTTTCTCCTACCGAGGCACAACCTACGGGATCGACAAGGCTAGGGTGTTTGAACTGAACGAAGAGGCGGCGAAAGGTTTCTGGTGGTATCTAGAGAACATAGACCCTGACGCACTCCACCCGTCTTTCGGCTTAGACGTAGCAGTCACCGGACGCAGCAACTGCCGAGAGCCTAACCTACAGAACATCCCAAAGCGAGGCGAAGAAGCTATGGCCTTCCGCAAGATATTCAAAGCTCCTCCTGGGTGGGTGTTCGTAGAGTGCGACTTGAGCCAGGCAGAGCTTCGGATCGCCGCCTGCCAGGCTAACGAGACTAACATGATTAAGGTGTACGCAGAGGGCGGCGACATTCACGCCATGACGGCGCAGCGGGTAGCAGGAATGACAGACGCCCAGTGGAAAGCGGCAGGTAAGCCCAAGCAGAAAGAGTTAAGGCAAATGGCTAAGGCGGTTAACTTCGGCTTCTTGTACGGCATGTGGTGGAGGAAGTTTGTTAGCTACGCCAAGACCTCCTACGGCGTGACCGTTACAGACCGACAGGCAGAAAGAGCCAGGGAAACCTACTTTACGTTATACCCCGGCCTGACAAAGTACCACGATAACATGCGGGCATTTGTCGCCAAGCACAAATACGTTAGGTCACTGCACGGGGCACTTCGCAGACTGCCCGACATCGACAGCGTAGAAGAAGGCACACGGAAGGAAGCAGAACGGCAGGGAATTAACTCGCCTGTCCAAGGATTCGCATCCGACCTAGGGCTTATGGGCGCGACCCTGTTCGCTAACGGATGCGACCCGGACCAGATGCGAGTGCTAGGGTTCATCCACGACGCTACCGTTGTGCTGGCTAGAGAAGAGGTAGCGACCGATGCCGCGCAATGGCTGCGGTGGTGTATGCAGAACCAGCCGCTGAAGGAGAAGTTCGGCCTAACATTGAAAGTTCCGGTTGTGGCAGATGTATCGGTTGGAAAGTCGCTAGCAGAGATGGAGGAGCAGCCCGACATTCAGCCCGTCCGCCCGCCCTGGGTGGCGGTCTAAAAATGCACGGCTTGCAAATCTCAAAGGCATAAAATAATTCGCAATAACACTTGCAAATCCAATACACGGTGCAATGGTAGCAGTGCGGAGACGCACCCAACCGAAACATAACCACTAACACTACAAGCACTATGGCACGCACTACATCCTCACCTGTCGCACAGCCTGCGCCAGCACGCAGACGGGCACCCGTTACCGGGATAGCAGGGAAGCCTGAAGTTTCGCTAGACATTATGCGCCTGGCGAGGGACTTCTACACTAACAACAAAGCGGCAAACGCCGCTAAGAGCGCGGCGGAGAAGGCACGCAAGGCGCTGCTTACCGCGATGCAGGAGGCGGGGCTGAAAGACGCAGACATCGACCTCCTGACCGAGAGCGGGGATATGCTGCCGCTGCGGGCGTACATCGACACGCCTACCACAGAGTCGATCTCGGTAGAAGCCCTTCGCAAACACGTTAGCGAGGAAGTCTTCATGAAGTGCGTTAGCGCTACGAAGAAGGCGGTTACCGAACACGCTGGATCAGCACTAGCTACAACCTGCGCACGTCCGGGAGTAGGCACTACGAACGTCCACGTCGAGGTTCGCAAGTAAGCAGGAAACGATCTGCGATGCGCCGTGCGGGAAATAAAACACCTGGGAGGGTACGGAGAAACCCGCACGGCGCAAAGCACCTAGCACAATGACAGAGAGCAACATCAGGGAAGTATGCAGGCGGCTAGGGCTTCACGATCCTATGCAGGCGCAGGACGGTTGGCTAGTGCTGGCTTGCCCTTTCGCTGCTAGCAACCATGCTCGCGGTACAGACCGCAGACCCTCCTTCCGCATCCACGCGAATCCGACAGGCCGGAGCGGATACCACTGCTTCTCCTGCCACGAACACGGCAACGTCGCAGACCTTGTTAGTAAGGTCACGGCGCAAGACGGCAGGTTTGACCCGGCCCTAGCAGCGTGGGCCGAAGCGCTAGAGATCGAAGTAGATTTCGAGGAGTTTGAGACCGAGATGATTCGCAAGGAGTCCGTTAGCCAGAAGCTGGACGAGTCGGTCGCCTATTACATGTATCCGGCGGCGTGGAGCGTGCGGTCTGCTAGGGAGTACCTGCTGCGGAGGGGTGTAGGGGAAGGCACCGCAGCCATCTTGGAGCTACGGTTCGACCCTGACGCACAGCGCGTCATGTTCCCAGTGAAGTCCTTAAACGGTATCCTGCACGGGTTCGTCGGCAGGAGTGTTAGTGATCTGGCAAAGGTTCCGAAGTACACCTACCCTCCGCTTAACAAGTCAAAGCATCTGCTAGGCGGACACCTGCTGCGGCAAGGTTTTCCTACAATCATCGTCGAAGGGCAGTTTGCCTACGCACGGCTAGTCGAGGAAGGAGTTAGAGAGTTTGCGGATGTAGCAGCAGTCATGGGCAGCAAACTGTCAAGCATGCAGGCCTCCCTTTTAATTGAGAAGGGCGACCCAGTTCATTTGCTATTCGACGGAGACGACGCGGGCGACCAAGGCATCTTCGGTCGGTGGGATGCCAAGCTAGGCAAATACGAGACAGGCGGCGCGTTCCATCTATTAGACGGCGAAGTGGAAGTGTATGCGCCACAGCTACCTCCGCATGGAGACCCTGACAGACTCTCAGGCGAAGAGGTCTATAACATGATTTTCCCGGAATAAACAAATTGCAAAGGCTGCAAACTAGAACTAGAACAACAACGAAGTCTCGACTTCACTAACACAACCCTACTAACACAACAAGCAATATGCCACTACCTATCCAACGCAAACCTGCCTCGACCGCACGCACTCCACAGCGTACCGTGTCGGCGGGCATTAGCGGACCCGCAGCGCTTCGCATCGCAGAAGAAGAAGAGCGCAAGCAGCAGGCACGCCGCGAAGCCGGACACCTCCCGTACCGCTTTTGGCTTCCGAAAGGCGAAGGCAAAGGCGTCATTCTGCTAGACGACTGGTTCATCGCACCAGACGAAGAGAGTCAGGGGTCTATCCTCATTACAGAGCATGACCTGATCGACCCGCAGACTAGCAAACGCAACCTCCGGGAAATCTGTCTGGCGTCTGTCGGGCAGCACTGCCCGTACTGCCAGGCAGGCGAGCGCAGTTCGCGGCGATTCCTTATGACGGTCTACGAGATCGGTGAATGGACTAGCAACAAAGATGGACGCCTGCACAAAGGTTCACGACGCATCATGGCGGTGCCCGTCGGTATGCGGAACACGTTCCTTCAACTCCAAGCAGCCTGTGAGCGTAACCAGCACACGATGCGCGGAATGTACCTCTTCATGCAGCGCGGGACGGATGACAAGTCGGCAGCAATCGGCGAGCCTGTCATGCTGGACAATAACCAGATATTCGAGATGCTAGACTGGAACGAAGTCGAAGCGGAGTACGGCAACGAGCCGCTCATGTCTACGCAGAATCCGGGTAAAGTCGTCAAGCCTGCTAACGAAGACCTCACACCCGTTGACTACTGCAAGGCATTCGCGGTGCCTGTTGCAGACGAGGAGCGGCCTGCGGCTAGGGGAGGAGTACCTAAAGCCCTGCCCGGTTCGCGCAGGGAGCAGGAAGCCGTCCTAGCAGAAGACGACGACGACCAGATCCCCATGCAGCACGAAGGAGACGCGCAAGAGCAGGAGGAAGAGGCACAGCCTGCCGCACCTGCTAGGGCGCGAGTGCCTATGCGCCAGCCCGCCGCTACGTCGCGCCCGCAGGCAGCGCCTGCCGCACGTCCTGCG